GTGAGTGCCGAGTAGCGGGTATCGCCTGCGGCCCGGATCGCCCCGGAGTCGATCGACTCGACGATAACGATCTGGATACCCTTTTCGCTCCAGGCGTAGAGCCGTTCTATCCCGATCGGCCGGAAGTCATAGCGTCTATTCTGTACGAGTCTCGAGTAGGCGATCGTGCCGCTCGAGTTGCCGCGCGGAGTCTGCGTAGGGAGTGACGCGGATCGCGTAAGTAGTACCGATCCGCCGTTGCCGAATATTTGTACTTCCGATTCACCGGAGGTTATCAGCGTCCATTCGCCCTCTGGGACGATCACGCGCTCGGTCATAAAAAACGCTACCCCCTATTTGCAGAGGGTAGCGTAAGCATTGCGTCTCGTCGAGGCGTCTACGGATTACCGTCTACGCCAGTGTAGGCAGGATCCCAACCGTTGAACGGCGCGACCTCGAGCTCGCATACTGCGATGATCGTGAACGTGACCGACGCCTGGGAGACATCGGTATGGATCCTGACCTTGAGATACCGCTCGGTGCCCACGGCGCCGAAAGGCTGCTCATAGGGAGCCGTTGGCTCTTTGATCAAGATCCCTGAATCGCCACCGTCGGTGATCTGATTCAGCGTTGGCAGATACTTATCTGCCGCGACCTCCGCGTAGGCGTCCGCGACGCCGGCGTCGCTTGACTCGAGAAGCTGGAAATAGCTTTCCTGGGTCGTGAGCGCAACCGACGGGAGCAAGACGAACATTGCTCCGCGGAGTCCCTTGGTATCGAGTACGACGGTACCGTCGTCGTCTCCGGTGGAATCGGCGACAATCGTCCCCATATTCACAATCTTTTTGTTGGCTACTGCGTCCCTCTGCATAGGGTTTTCCTCCTCTTCAGATTTCGATGCGCCGGCGGCTTACGTGTCCGCCAGGACGCGCAGACGCTTGATCGCCTGGAAATTGGTTACGGCTCCGCCGGTCCTTTTGGTCGTATAGAACTTGACCGAGCCCTTGCTCGTGTACGGATCGCGCAGAATCCGGATCCCGATCCTATCGACGATCGTATACCCCTCGCGGTAGTCGCCGTAGGTTGCGATGATCTCATCCTCCGGGAGCGATCCCGATGCGTAGGTAGGCATGTCACCGGCCATCGTCACCGGCCGGCCGAGAAGCTGGAACTCGGAGCCCGAAAAGATCAACTGAGGATTGATGAGGTACTGGTTGTCGTTGTCCTTGAGAGTCAGGACCGCGTTGAACCACGTAAGGCGATGCATGAGCCATCGCGCGTTCATCTGGTAGTCCTCGAGTAGCGATCCTTGGGTTGCGATCAGATCGTCCGCGGCCAGGGTTGCTACGCTCTCGGTCGAGATCGTCGCTAGCTTGTTCCGCTCGTAGGACTCAACGGCGGCCCAGTCCGCATACGAGAGAATGCCGGTCGGCTTTTTCACGCCGTCGCCGGCGATGAAAGCGCTGTTCTCGAGGCGACCAAACCTCGCCGCTACCTTGTCCCTGAGCCACTGCTCTACGTTGATCGACGCATCGTCGAGCATTTTGGTTGTTGCCTTTGGCATTGCCCGGAGCTCGTGCGTCGGGATCACAAGGCGCCCGATCTGCGGAGTGTCGGTATCGGCCGGAGTATCAAGCTCCGCCTCCCAACCGGCGTCGGCTTCGTTGTCGTCGATGATGATTTCCACCGCCTCGCGCGCGGTAGAGATCACATTGGCGTATGGCCTGATCGGCGACGTCTCGAACATCCGCATGCTGATAAATCGCATGAAATCCACCGGAGCGATGAAGCCGAGATCCGGATTTGATCCGACGCTTGCCGCCTTGATCTCCGCAATCGCGTCCTCGTCTCCGTCGAATCCGAGTGCCTTTGCGATCTGCTCGACCTCGGCCTCCTGGAGCGCCTCCTCCGGAGCGGCCATACGTCGCATGTACGACTTGAACGCCTTCCGGTACTCCGGAGTCGAGAACGACTCATCCCCGTTTGCGTCCTTTCCGGTCGGCTGGATCCGAGCCATGAGGAGCTCGAGCTCGTTTTGTCGAGCCTCGGTTTCCGCCTGCTTCTGGATATGCTTCTCGATCTTCTCGCTGATCTGCGAGAAATCCGCCTTGATCGCCTCGATCCCCTCAGAGGTAGCCTTGCCGGTTTCGGCGGCCTCCTCGTAGCGCTTTCGGCCCTTCTCGACCATTGCCTCGACGCTCTCTTTGAGATCGCGGAGCTCTGCGGCCGTTACGGTTTCACTCATTTTCAAAACCTCCTGATAATGTCGCGCAATTCCTCGAGCTCATTCCGTGCATCGTGATCGCCGGCGTTGCGTGATCTGGAATCTACCAGATCGGCCAGAAGATCCGCGGCTTTCCTCGAAAGCTTGCCTGATCGAATGATACGGCTTACGGATTGCTTCCGCAATCCCGATATCTCGGCGGTAGAATACGGCGCCCCGGATGCAAAAGGCGGATCCATCCCGAGCCGCTCGTAGAGATCATCGACGCGGAGCTCGAGCTCGGCCCTTGTCTCCGGATCCGCCGGCACGCCGAATCCGGCGTCGACGTCCGCGCGCGCCTGGAACACGGCCCGCGGGATAATCATCGGCCGATCGTCTACGACGTCCACGACCGGGAGCGCCGGCGTCTCGCCATCCGGGTAGACAAATGCCATGTCAAACGATTTGGCCTCCATCTTGAGCCCGGCGGCTGCCGGCTCGAATGGAGTATCGATAGGCGCTATCTCAACCGGGAGGTTTGAGAGCGCCTTTACGTCCATGATGTTCGCTTTCGGATTCATCGGCTCATCGACGATCGAGCACTCCCAAAGCCGGACGCGCTTGAATACGCGGATCGACTGCTCGAAATCAACGTCATCGCGCCCGAACGAAAAGCCGACCGAGAAGTCTACGAGTACGTCCTGCTTTGCGAGGACGTAAGCGTCGTTTCCCTGGGCGACCTCGAGATTGATCTCTCCGACTCCATAGAGTCCGCGGTCATCCTCGCGTAGCGTGTCGGCAGGAAAACCGCCGATCGTGCGCCAGTGTTGATCTTTGAGCCGTAGTTGCCGGCCCTCGTCCTGTAGCTTTTTGATCGATTCAGCGAATGCGCCTCGCTCGAATCGGTCGCCCGCGCGGTCGATGTCCCACGTAGCGAGATACCCCTCTACGATCCCGATCTTGACACCGTTCCGCTCGGATTCTTTCGTCGTGATGACGTGTCCGGCGATCATGCGCTTTGTCTGCATAGCGTTTCCCTCCGCTTTCATAGCCATACGGTAATACACCGGCAATTGATAATCTCGCTCAAGGGAGCGCCGAGCGTACCGTCGCGCGGCTTCTGCATGAGCGCTCCACCGACCGAGAAAGGATCCTCCGGCGCCCTGACCTGGCCATTCGCCTCCGCGTGGGTCGGCCGGACGTTCGCGTCCTCCATCGATCGCCATTGCTTGCCGGTCGATTTCGTTTCCTTTGCACGCCGGCGCAGATTTGCAATCACTCGCCCCTGAGCCTCCGGTGTCACAAGCCGATCGACAATGGCACCCCTAACGTATCCGATAATCCGACCTTGTGACACCGAAAGCGGGAGCCGGGCGAGGCGGTTTACCTCGCGCGCCAGGCGCCTTGCTCCGGCGGCGTCACCTGCTTCAAACAGATCTGCGATGCGCTCGAGGCTCTCGGAAAGCGGATCCGGCACCGTGGTAATTACCGTTTCCTTCACGCCGTCAACGGCCCAGTTTGACTCGGTTATCCCGATAATGATTCGGTGATTGTCCCATCTTTGCGCGAACGCTACGCGCGCCTCCTCGGTCGTCCACGACTCGGCCCGAGCGGCAATCTCGGTTGTTGTCATGAATCGCCCGACGGTATCCTCGATGCTCCCGAGAATCTCCTCCAGGCGCGCCGCGAAAACGGCGCTGATACTGTTTGCCGCGACCGCGATGATATCGTCGTAGGCCTTGAGTTGCCGGTAGTCGAATGGTAGCACCTGGAACGCTGCGTAATCGTAGATGCCCTGGAGTGTCTCGGAGAGTAGGAATACCTCACCGGAGGTCAATGCGCGCCGGCCAGGGATCCACTTCGCGGCAACCGCCGCACCCCATTTCTTGAGCTCCCGCATGGCGAGCCGCTCGGTAGCCTTGCTCTGCGCGATCGCGAGGCGTACTTGCTCGGCTCGAGTCGCCATGGTGCGCTACTCCTCGTCCGGCTCTGCGTCCGGGTCGATTCCGGGATCGTTGGAATCATCACCCATGGGATCCGGGGATGGCGGAGCGTCCGGAAACGCCGGCGCTACGTCGGCACCAAGCGGTACAAGATTCGCCCCGACGAGCACGCTATCACCGCCCTCGCCGAGCTCGTCGAGCCCGCCTGAGCGCCTGATCTCATCGGTTGTGATCGCCTGGGTTTTCCGCATAAGCTCCATTTCTGAGAGAGCACGCTCCCTGAGCGCCGGGATCGTGTGCGGGTTATACCAGATCCGCCGGCCGGCAAGCTCAGATCCAAACCTCGGTGCGAGCGCTTCCCCGATGTCGTCGAGGAGATCCATTGCGACCGGGAATACCGCTTGATCGTAGAACGATGTCTGAGCGGTCGAGTAGTTGTTGAACGTCGATGCTTCCATCGTGACAAGCGGTAGCGGGATCCCGTAGTAGTTATAGACCGCCTCCTCGCTGCGCTGGAGAAGCGCCACGTAATCCATATCGCGGTTGCTTGCCCCGAGATCCGTAGACTCAAACCGATTCGGGAATACAAGCGTACTCCCGGCGGCGCCTGCTCCCTGGCGAGCCCGGAAAGCTGCGGCCATATCGTCGGCGGCTTTGTCGTTCCAGCTTTTGCCGGACTCTGGCATGATCGCTGCGGTTGTCCTGAGCCCGTTTGTAAGTAGGCTCGTATTGTGCCGCTTTCCCTCGACTTGCTGGCTCAGATCGTAGAGAAGCGCAGAGATAGGAGAGCGGCCGCGGCCGTCGTCGGTCAAGCTCGAGGCTCTCACCGCCGGCACGATTTCAT